AGGACCTCTCCAAGGAAGACCTTGAGGTACATCGCCCGTGCGTCACCGGAGCCGTTGATCTGGCCGGTGCGGGAGATAGTGAGAGCCATAGTGGATTGATTCCTTTGTGGGGTGGGTGGGTGTGCGACAGCTGCGGCCGCGGGCGGAATCCGTCCGGGTCAAGGTTGTCCCTCGGGAGGGGCCAAGTCATCGGGATTGAGCGGGGCGGCCGGGCTTAGTCGGCGGGGTCTTTAGGTTCGAGGGAGTCGAGGTAGTCGCGGAACATCTCCATCGAGAGTTGCCGCACGTCCTCGCGGAGCTTGACGTACTTCTGGACCTCGGCCGGGGTGGCGTTGTCGAGGTTGGACTGGAGATTCCCGATCAGGTCGATGACCCGTTCGAGGACCGAGAGGATGAGAATGACCTCTTTCAAGACCCCTCCTTCCGCTGTTCGATCTCGATGATGAACAGCTTGATGTTGCTTATGATGGCCCGGAACCGTGCGTCGTCTTCCGGGGGCAGAGACAGGCCCTGCTCGGCGAGCGGAAGGAGCATGTCGAAGTAAGCGTCGGCCTCGTGGGCCAGTTCGGCGAAGTTCTCCAGTTCGGCGTCGGTGACGACACCGAGACGGTGAGCCTCGACCGCGGTATCGACCGCGGCGATGAAGATGTCCTGGGTCACGGCGTAGCTCTTGAGGGGGGTGGTGTTGCAGCCGGAGACCGCGAAGCAGATGTTGAGGAAGATGATCGCCGCGAAGGCAGCGATAGGGTTCAGTTGTCGGTCCATCACTTGAGGTCCTCCCCGCGGTCCTTGGCGGCTTGCGTCAGGATTCCGGCGAGCTTCTCCACGATGGCGTAGAGCTTGGCCAGGGCCTGGTTATCCGCCGGGGTCGGCGTGAGGTTGACCACGGCCAGGGCGACGACGTGGATGCCGACCAGCAGGGCCGCCAGCGGGGCGGCGTTGTCGGTCAGGTATTCGATCAGGGCGTCCATAGGACCTCCTTAGAAGTTGGAGCGGGCGATCTTCTCCTCCACCTGGCGGCGGAAGGAGGGGTTGTTGCGGTACTCGGGTTTCATCTGGTCGGCGACGGCCGCCTCCAGGTCGGGGTAGGCCTCGACCACGGAAGTCTGGCTGCCGGTGATGGGGGTTCCCTCGGTGCCGGTGGCGGCGTCGTACTGTGCCTGGAGGCCCGACAGGGCGAGCTTGATCCGGGCCGGTTCGGCACCGGGAGACACGAGGTTGTTGAAGGCGTTGAACGACTCCTCGTCGAGGCCGCCGTTCGCCGCCCATTCGGCCATCTTGTCGAACTTCTCCTGGCCCCCGAAGTCCTTGAGGATGGATTCGATCTGGGCGTTGGCCGCGGCCTTCTGTCCTTCGCAGTACCGATCCACGACTTCGCCGGGGATGCCGGCTTGTTCGAGGGCCGCCTTGGTCTCGTCGCTTAGCTTGCCCTTGGCCAGGTACTCGGCTTCGAGCGAGTCCCAGTCCACGCCGGCGTTGGCGACCGCATCCTTGGCGGCGGCGGTGTCGTCGGAGTCGGCCGGGGGGTCACCGGCGTCGTCCGCCGGGGCCTGGCCGAGCTTCGATTCGAGTTCGGAGTAGGCCTTGGCCATGTCCTCCGGGGACTTGAACTTCTCGGGCAGCCACTCGGGGCGGTCGGCGGGGGTGGGGAGCGTCAGCGTCTGGGCCGGGGTGCCGGCCGAAGCGTCGGGAGCGGCGGGCGTATCGACAGCGGGAGCGGCCTCGGGGGCCGCCGGGGTGTTGGGTTCGGACATGGGTTATCTCGTTAGGGGGCTTCTCGGGCGGCCTGCTCACGCATCGCGGCACCGCCTTGACGGAGGAGTTCGGGGGTGGCCTGCTGCATCATTGCCTGCTGCTGCTGGGCCTGGCGAATCTGTGCGACTTCCTCGGCCGACCGGATGACATCCGTGACGACGCCGAGGTTGGACTTGACGGTCTCGATGTATTCCACGTCCTTGAGGTACATGGCCACGGCCTCGGGTCCGAACAGTTCGGCGATCCGCGAGACCAGGGCGTCGAGACGGTCCTGCTCGTGGCCGCGGCCGAGGGCTTCGATGCCGGTGACGATCCGCAGGTCCAGGAAGTCCAGGGGCAGGGGTGGGAGGTTGCCGGCTTTGTCCTGCACACGCAGGAACCGCCGGATCAGGGGACGCTGGAAGTCCTGGGACAGGACCGAGTAGGCCCCGCCGAGGGAGTCTTCCAGGTTGCGGGCCAGGAGCCGGATTTCTTCGGCGGTGACCCGCTCGGCGTCCCGCGGGGTGGTGAGGAGGAAGGCGTGTTCGAGCCGGCGTTCGGCCAGGTCGGCGGTGCGGGCGGCGAACTGGAAGTCGCCGATCTTGCCGAGTTCGGGGGAGGTGATGTCCTCGGCCCGGCCGTAGCCGACGTGCCCGGTGTCCTTGGTCAGGTCGTCGGGCCGGACGGAGGAGCCGGGCCGGATCAGGCGGATGACCTTAGCGGCCTCGGCGGCGGCCAGGGTGATCGACCGCGTGACGCTGTTGGCGGTACGCAGGTCGCCGATCAGTTCCTCGACGTAGCCCCGGCCGTAGTCCTCCCCGGCCACGGAGATGAACCGCAGGGGGATCAGCGGGGGCTCCTCGGCCTTGTGTGTGGAGCGGGTGGATTCGACCACCATGTCCAGGACTTCCTGGTGGCGGTGCCAGGTGTCGCCCTTGAGGACGGCCCAGGTGTAGACACTCACCTCGTCGTCGGGTTTCTTGGGAGAGGCGTCGTCCTTGGTCTTCTCGATAACGGCTTCCCGGATCGCGTCGGGCAGGGCCGCGACGGCCACCACCTCGTGGGTGATGACTTCGATGGGCTTGCCGCCGCCGCTACGGGCCACGACGTAGTTGTCGAGGCGGTACATGCGGAAGCTGCTGTCGGCCTCGATGTTCAGGCAGGTGTTCCCGCCGATGATGAGTTGACGCAGGCCGTCGAAGGTGACCGGCCGGAACACTGTGGTCTCCAGCAGGCGGACGGTACGGGTTTCGATGTTGGCCAGCTTCCGGCCGATCTCGGCCCGGACTTTATCGGTGATCTGTTCGTTGTCCTCGACCTTGCTTTCGTCGAGGGACAGAGAGAAGAACGGGCTGTTCGGCGGGAACAGAGCCAGCTGGAGCTTCGAGGCCAGGTTGTTCACCCCCCGTTGGCCGATGTTGGTCCAGGGGGAAGGGATGCGGGCCGGGGCGTTCCCCGGCTGGTTCGTGGTCTCGGGGAAGACGGAGGGGATGGTGAGGCGGGATGCCTCCCGTGCCGCGTTGACGTAGGGCTCGCGTCGGGTTTTGAGCGTGTCGTACCGGCTGCGGGCGGTGGGCTTATCCAAGGTTCACCCCGTTCTGGCCCGTGCCGCCGTGTGTGGCCGCCCGCCGGATGCGGAGGTCAGCCACGCCGACTCGGTTTTTGGCCTTCTTTCGGTCCTCACCGACGACGGCGGCCTTCGGCTTTCGACGGGGGTCCGAGACGGGCTCGGGATCAGGTTCAGGGATATCGGGGGTATCGGGTCGGCACATGGGGTCTCCTAGCGTTGGTTCTGGCTTTCGATCCATTCTTCGAGCCGCCGGATGACGGATTGCTGGCCCTGGAGCTTGGCCAGCTGGCATTCCGTGGTGGGGGCCGGGGGAATCTCGTTGGGGTAGCAGCGTTTCAGGGCCGCCACCACGTCCGGATCGACGTAAGGGAGTTCGATGAGGGGGGTGTTGTGGTGCATGATTCTCATATAGGGATGGGCCTACTTCGGGGGAAGCCCGGCGGCGATGTAGGCATCCATCAATGCGTCCATCTCCTGGTCGTCGTCCGGAGCCGGTTCGCGGCCTGCCCCGTAGCCGATCAGGTGCCGGATCAGCACGTCGGAGTTGGTGTCCCAGGGGACGTACTGCGGTAGGTCCTCGAACAGGCGGGAAGACGGGGCGTGCCCGGACTTGACCATCTCCTCGAAGTGCATGATGCAACCCAGGTTCCACCGGGCGGCGGCCAGGTGGTCCTCGTCGCGGCAGCCGGCCAGGTACTTGACCAGGTGCCGCATCGCCGCGTCGATGAATCGGTGGGCCGGTTGGCCCCTCTCCCAGTTGCGGTCTCCGTACTTGGCGGCACCCAGTTCGAGGTGCTTGGCGTCCCGCATGAGGACGAAGGGAGACATGAGGTCGAACCGGCCCTTGCCGGCTCCGCTGTCCCGGACGCTGCCGGTGTCAAAGTGTTCGCGTTGTTCAGGCATTCGGGGGCCTCCAGAGAATGGGGGTCTGCGTTTCGGGGTCCACATCCCCGTGGCGGAGGATGCGGGCAAGGCGGGCCTGGGACAGGGCATAGTCGAGGCCGAGTCCGGCCTTGGCGTAGGCCGAGACCACGATCTCCCAGGGGGAGCCCGGCTCCTCGGCGGGCACCCACCGGTCCTCGACCTCGCCCTTGCGGGGTCCGCGGGACAGGACGTGTTCGTGCTTGACCAGGGGTCGGCCGGAGTCCAGCAGCTTCTCGGCGGAGACCCTGCCCACGCCGGGGCAGCCGGGGTAGCTGTCCACCGTGTCGCCGGTCAGGGCCTGGAGGTAGAAGAAGCGGTCGGCCTCCTCGACGCTGACGGTCTGGACGCCTTGTTCGGGGTTCAGCATGTCCAGCAACAGGCCAGGGACCTGCTGCATGTCCTTGTCGCCGGAGACGATGACCGTCTCGTCCTCGCCGCCGGCGGTGGCCAAAATCCCCATCACGTCGTCGGCTTCCATCCCCCCGTGGTGTACGAACAGGTCGTCACCCTCTCGGAGCATGTCGAGGAGACCGGAGTAGGCAACGGGCTTGACTCCGGTGCGTCCGCTTTTGTAGTCCTCGGCGATGTCGTGGCGGAAGTACCGGCCGGTGGGGCAGGAGAAGCAGAGGACCACCTTGTCGGCCTCGGCGGCTTTCAGGAGCTTGTCCAGCTGCTTCTCGAAGACGAGGTAGGCTTCGTCGGCCGATGAGTGAAAGGTCCAGAACCCGTCACCCCAGTCGGTGGCCTGCTCGACGGCGGCACACGCCCGGAAGGCGAGCATGTCGCCATCAATGAGGGCGGTTCTTGCCACGGTGCCTCCTCTCGATTTCTCGGATGTACCGGGGAACCCCACGGGCGAACGTTTTCAACTCGCGGAAGCCCATCGGGGCAACGATCTCACACTGGAGTTCCTGCCCCTCGGTGACTCCCCGCTTGGGCTCGGCGTAGTAGAACAGGCTGTCGGGGAACCGGGCGAACAGTTCGTCGAGGAGGTCCTGGGTGTCGATGAACTCCAGGGTCCCGGGGACGTGTTGGGTCTTCATGGTTTTCGTTTCCTTCGGGGGTTCTTGGGCATCCGGCTCCGGTGGAACTTCTCGCCGCGGGAACAGGGCATGGGCTCGTGGTACGGAACCCCGTCGATGACGACGCCGCTGCCGAGTAGGGGCTTGCGGTCGAAGTTCTTCCCGTAGGCCATTGCCGCGGCTTCTACGTCCACGCCGCAGCCGGTGTCCATGCCGAACAGGCGGCCGCCGCGGTGGGCCGACCACTTGACCCCGCCGGCGTGGTGGGTGTGCCCCAGAACCACGGACTGGTGGTTCCGCTTCATGGCGTTGTACGCGGGGTGTTCCCCGCCGCGTCCGGTGCCGTGAAGGGCCAGGACGCCCTCGTGCTGGAACTCGTCCCGCCAGGTCCATCCGGGGGTCTCCCAGATGTCGGCGTAGTCCCGCAGGTACTGCGGGCCGATGCCGTGGGTCTCGGCCAGGCGGTAGGTTCGAGCGTCGTGGTTGCCCACGCAGACATCGGCCTCGGGAAAGGCGTCATGCCACCGGGCGATGCAGGCCAGGGACAGTTCGTATTCGTCGTTGGGTCCCGGACACGCCGGGTTGCTGGCGTGAAACGAGATGGCGTGGTGGTCGAGAACGTCGCCGATCAGGCAGACACGTTTGACCTGGTGTTTGTCGGCCAGGTGCTCATTGAACTTGAGATAGCCGGGGTGCGTCACGGGGGCGTGGATGTCCCCGATGTATAGGGTACGCATGGGCTCCTTTCGTGGTTAGTGGGTCTCCTTCCAGCTGTCCCCCACGTCGTAGGAGCCGGCCAGAGGACAGCGGAAGTTGAAGTGTTCGCCCGCGAGGCGGATGCTTTCGGAGAACCGCCGGCCGGCCTCCTCGGCCGTTTCGGGGCGGGCCTCCATCTGAACCTCGTCGTGGATGTTGCCGACCAGTCGAATGACGGCGGCGGTGTCGTCGAGGTCGCGGGCGATGCGGAGACCGTCAAGCTCGCACTGTTCAACGAACAGGCAGAGAGCCTTCTTCATCACCAAGGCACCGGCCGACTGAAGCAGCGTGTTGAGGGCCGCATGGTCCGACCGGATCGGGAGGGTACGTCCGTCCAGGCCCCGGAGAGCCCCGGCCGACTTGACCCGCTGCTGGACCCCTTCGCTCAACAGACGCAACGCGGGCAGGGCCTTGAGGAACCGGTCCTTGAGCTTGTCGCCCAGAACGGTCAGGGCGATGTCTGCGGGGGTCGGGCTGCCGTACTTCCGGAGACGCTTCTCGACGGTCTTCCAGGCCGAAGCGTTTCCGGCCTGGGTTTCTCGGATGCGTTCGGGGGTCCCGGCTCCGTAGACGATGGAGCCGATCTTCTTGCTCCCGGCTCCGTAGAGCCAGCCGTAGATGAAAGTCTTGGCGATGTCCCGGCCGGTCTGCGGCTTCCCGCTTTCCTCATAGACCGACTTTGGATCGAGGCCGATGGCCCGGCAGTTGGTCGAGTGGATGTCGGTCCCGTCGTCCTTCGACCCTTCGAGGATCGTGGCGGCGTACTGCCCGTCGTCGTGTCGGGCCAGAAAGTGGCCCAGGCACCGAAGCTCCAGGCCGTCCGCGTCGGAGCCGACCAGCTTCCATCCGGAAGCGGGGACGAACAGTTCCCGGCACTCGTCGCCGAACTCCACCTTGGAGGACGGAATCTGGGCCAGGTTCGGGGAGGCGTGGGTGCAGCGGCCGGTGACGGCCCCGTTGGTGATGACGCGGCCGTGGATTCGGCCGTTCTTGACCACGCGGAGCCAGCCGTTGCTCCCCTCGGCGATCTGCCCCACCCGCTTGAGCATCATGAAGTACCCGGCCAGGTCTTCCGCCTCGGGGTAGGGGAGGGAAGACAGGACCGACTCGTCGATCTGCGGCTGCCCGCTGTCGGTGAGCTTGTCCGGCTTCCATCCGTACTTCTCGATCAACCGCTCGGCGACCTGCTTCCGGCTGCCGGGGTTGAACGGAATCTCCCGCTGGCGGGGCGGACCCTTCTCCCAGCGGCAGTCCTTGGGAGCCCACCCCCGCTCCTTCCGCTCCCGGTCGGCGTCGGCCTTGGTCACGGCCTGGATCGTGCTGTCTCCGCGGTGTAGCTTCCAGTAGGCCGGGGACTTGAGGGTCTCGACCCGTGGCGGGAAGATGCTTTGTAGCTGGGCCTCGTATTCCAGCAGCCGCTGCCTCATCTCCGCGTAAAGGGCCGTGGCCTTCCGCTCATCGAACCCGAAGCCGCACCGCTCCTGCCAGAAGATGTACCGGCGGAAGTCGTGTTCGAGCTTCGAGGATTCCTCGGAGAACCCCTGCCGGACCAGATGTTGGTGGAGCCGCTGGGTGAGGCGGGTGTCCTGCTCGCAATATTTCTGCATCGCGGGCGACCACTCGGCCCAGTCCGTGTCCTCCCCGAAGTCCCCCTTGTGGGTTCCCAGGCGGTAGCCCCAGGCCTTGAGACCGTAGGTGCCGATGAGCTTCTTCGGCAGTTTCTCAACGGCAGCCAGGCGGTGGTCGCCGGGCTCGATGTCAGAGAAGACCAGGCGGGAAAGGACCAAGGTGTCCTGCACGTTGTCGGTCAGTTCGAGGTCGGGGTAGAGCTTCCGCAGGGCCGGCAGGTCGAAGCAGATGATGTTGTGGCCGATTAGCTGATCGGCCGAAGCCAGTTCAGCGAGGCCCGTAGCCAGGTCCATAAATCCATGCGGCTTTCCTTTCGAGTTTCCGGTGCAGGACATGGCTTTCCCGGAGTCGGGGTTGACGATGCAGAGGGAGTGGAGAGTGTGGCACTCGTCGAGTAGGCCGTTGGTTTCGATGTCGAAGACAAGTCGCTTCACGGGTCTTCCTTTCGGGGGTCAGGGGTCGATGTCGGGGACGAACTCCTCGACGGTCTTGGGCCGGAATCCCGCCGCGAGTAGAACGCTGCGGAACATAGAAACAGGGACGGATACATGACCAAACTCGTCTTCGCTGGTCGCCGAGAACGTGCGGTCGGGAAGACCCGCCTCGTCCTCGAAGGTGATAGTTACGGTGGTTTTCATGGTTCTCCTAGTAGTCGTTGTGATTGTCGAAGCCATAGCTGTCCGCGGACTCAACCGGGGCATCGCACGGCAGAAGTCGGCCGGTGTCGGGGTGGTACTCGACGTAGCCGGCCGGGCCGTTGTCGCCCCACTCTCGGTTCTTGAGTTGGCGGATCAGGGACTGGTTGGACTGTTCGCCCTGCTGGTCCCGCTCCAACGCGATGATCGAGTCGGGGACGTGTTTGAGGGCACCGCTTCCGCGGAGTTCGGTCAGGGTCACCCTGCCCCCTTCTTCGTGGGGCTTGCCGCCGGGCTGCTTGAGGTGGACGATGGCGATGACTCCAACCCCGGTGTTCTCGATGAGGGACCGCAGGTGGGTCATGAGCACGTCGATGTCCTTGCGTTCGCCCTGGCCGCTGCCTTCCTGGCCGGAGACCACCATGCTGATGTGGTCCAGCAGGATGAAGTCGCACTGGAGGCCCACGGCGAAGTACCGCAGCTTGGCGATCAGGTGTTCTGATTCCATGCTGCCGAAGTGGTTGTAGAAGGCCATACGGCCGCCGCGGACCAGCTTGTCCAGGCCGGCCTCGACCTGCTCCTCGGTCAAGACGCTCCGGGGGTCTTCCCGGAAGCGGCCCAGCGGGATGTCGTGTTCGATGGCCAGGTAGCCCTGGATGGTCTTGCGGTAGCTCTCCTCCAGGAAGATGTTCCCGATGCGGAGGCCGTGGGCGGTAACCAGGTGGTGCCCGATCTCGCGGACCAGGGTCGTCTTGCCGATGCCGGTGCCGGCGGTGAACAGGGTGAGTTCGCCCTTCCGGATGCCCCGATTCATCTCGTTGATGCCGGGGTAGGGCACGGTGTAACCGGTGCTGGGGGCCTGGTACAGGTCGCTGACCTGGATGTCGTCCCCAGAGATGATGCCGTCCGGTCGGTAGAGCTTGGCCGACCACTGTGCCTCGATCAGTTCCTTGATCTTGCCCTCGACCAGCATGGCGTTGGCGTCCTTCTCGGAGAGGGACGCGATGTAGGCCCGGCCGGGGGTAAGGAGTTCGGCACACTCGACGGCGGCCGCCTGGCCGGGCTCGTCCTGGTCGAACATGAAGACCACGCGGTCGAACTGTTCGAGGTACTCCAGGTTGCTGCGGATCGACTTGGCCGCCGCCTGGGCACCGTTGGGCACGGAAACGACGGGGTACTTGTGGTTCAGGGCCTGGGACATGGAGAGGGCGTCGATCTCGCCCTCGGTGACGATTACCATCTTGCCCCCGTCACGCCAGAGCCACTGCCCGTACAGGGTCATCTTCTTCGGATCGCCCAGGATCAGGAACTCCTTGTTCGGGCGGCGGACCTTCTGGGCGACCACGGTCCCCTTGTTGTCTAGGTAGTTGGCGATCTGGACGTTGGCGGATCGGTGCATACCGATCTCGTAAGACCACTTCTTGCATGTCTCCTGGGTGAGTTTTCGGGTGCGGAGTTGCTTGGCTTCTCCGCCCTGGATCAGGTCGGGCATACGCCTCCGGGGGGTTGTAGGTGCGGCGGTGCCGTCGCCCTGGGAGTGGGTCTGGCAGGAAAAGCAGAACGTGTGCCCGTCGTCGTAGAGGGCGTTGGCGTCGGAGGACCCACAGGCCGGGCAAGGTCCCTTGGAGACAACCTCGCTCATGGCTCGGGCTCATCGAGGGCCACGATGGTCACATCCACCCAGCCGCCGGACTTGCCCTCGGGGGGCCGCTTCTCGGCGGCGAGCTTCGTGATCTGGGTGTCGTCGGCGTAGATGCCGGCGTGTCCGAGGGCGTCCAGCAGGGCCTTGAGGATGTTGTCGATGTCGCGGCGGCGGTGGTCAGGGACGACGGCCACGATGTCCACGAAGACGGGGCCGGTGAGCGTATCGCCCACCAGCCCGGCCTTGCGGAGGTCGTCAACCATCCCGACCACGGCCTCACGAAACTCGCGGCCTTCCTTGCGAAGTACAACCCGATCGCGTAGCCGCATCCAGTAGTTGTTCACGCTCGGCGGGTACGGGAGGTGCAGCTGAATCAATAGTCACCGTCCCCGGCGTCTTCGTCGGTGCTGTCGGCGACGAAGGCTTCCTCGTCGTCCGGCTGGTTCGGGTCCACGGTGAAGCCTTCGCCGTCTTCGTCGGCGTCGAACCCGAAGTCGTCGAAGTTGTCCCCGCCGGCATACTCCTCCAGCTTCACGAGCTTCACTGCCTCCAGGCGGATCGAGACGCCGAACTGCTTGTTGCCTTCCGAGACGTAGGGACGTTCGGAGAAGCTGACGACAACGAGAGAGCCGTTGCCGATGTTCAGGTTCTGCTTGATGACGTTGCCTTTGGAGTCGAAGACCGGAATCTTGACTTCGACGGTCTTCCCGTTGCGGGGGTTCTCGAACCGGGCGTCCCGCTTGAAGTTGATGTGGACCTCATCGGAGGGGTCGCCGTCCTCGTTGTACTGCTCGATGAAAGGAGAACGGAACTTGCACTGCTTGAGGAGGCCCTTTTTCTGGGGCTTGGCCTCGGCCATCCTTTCTTCGAGAAGCTCTTCGGCGGCGTAGGTCCACCGCTCGGTCATCTTCTCGACCCATTCGTGGTCCGCGGGGACCACGAGCTTGAGGCGGTATTCCTCGCCGTCCTTGTTGTAGTTCTCGGCGGGATCCTGGACGTTGGGGTAGAGGCAGGGAAAGATCGGGGTGGTCTGTCGTGGGGGCTTGGGCATGTTGGTCCTGGGTTAGTGGTTGTCGTTGAACAGGCAGGTCTGGCCGTTGAGGCAGTGGGGACAGAGAAGCGGAATCCCCTCCTCGTCCATCTGCTGGCGGAGGCCGTCGTTGATCTCAACCAGGGAGGGGTGGCTGATCCGGTCTCCGTTGATTTCCGAGTAACGAGTCAGGAGTTCCAGTAGCGGGAGGTCTTCCTCGGTGAGGGCGATCAGGTACAGTTCTTGGTCTTCTGGCAAGGCTTCTTTCCTTTCGGGGTAGGGGACATAACGACGAAGCTGGTCAGGTCGTCCTCGGGGATGTCGATGACCTCCCATAGGCCGAGGGGGTGTTCCTTCGATCCGGCGGTGATGCAGCGGACAAGCCGCTGGCAGCCTTTACGCCGGCCCAGCCAGTAGGCCAGGAAGGGCTCTCCTTCGTAGTGCTGGGCAGCGACGACGGGCGTTTCCCGTTCTTTCAGCTGGTCGATGAAGGACCCGTTGTGGTGGGTTTTCTTGAGGGTCATGCGGCCCGCCGTTCGGCAGGTCGATGCGTTAGTGCATAGATATTCATGAGAAGAAGTATTCCGAATCGAGGACAAGGCTAAGGTCCATGTCCCCGCGGGGAGGTACAGGGGGGAGGTCCTCGACGCCCTCCTCGACCAGGCGGTTTCGGAGGGATTCGAGGGGGCAGTGATTCTCGTACAGGGAGACGAACTGCTCCCGAATGATCTGGGTGAAGCGGGGCATGTCCGCGGCGTGGGTCCCGTAGCTGTCGTGGACGACGAGGAACGAATCGATGCCCTCGGCGTGGGCCTGGTTGACGCTGTAGACCAGGTGGGCGGCGTCGTAGCTGTGGACGAAGTTGGGCGGGAGACTGTTCCGCTGCTTGCGGGAGTCCACGGCGTCCGCGGCTTGAGCAACGCTAATCACGATGCTGGCCGACTCGTCTTTGCACTCGACCTTCCGGGTCTGGGCCTTGCAGTATTGCTGGCAGACCGGGAACCCCACCGGCGAGGTCCAGCGGATCGGGACCCCGGCCCTGGCGGCCTTGGACGCACATTCCCGCAGGAAAGCCATCGCATCCATCGCGGCCTTCACCGTCTCGACGGCGGCGTCCCAAAGCAGCGTGACCAGAAGCTGAACGGCCTCGGAAAGTTCTTCGCCGAAGTAGTCCGGCATCCCGCCGGCGACCATCTCGCGGTACTTCTCGTGGACGTACTCGTAGAAGGCCCGCGAGGTGCCGCCGTAGGGTAGAACCATGACCGGCCGCTTGACCAGGGAACGGTTCACGCCGATGCGGAGCCACTGCTGGGCATACTCCTTCCGTTTCCTCATGGCCTCGTGGGCATCTCCCTCGGCGGTCAGGACGATACCAACCTTGTCCGCCTTGTTCCCGCCGTCCGTTGCGATCTTCGTCCGCTTCTCGATCAGGCGTCGTTCCTTGGCCTTCCGCTCCCGCTCGGTCGGGGTGTAGTCTTCCAGCTTCTGGGACAGACGCTCGGCGACCCTGGCGTAGATGTCGGCCGGGCGGTCGCCGGGGACCAGGTTGACCTCGGCCCCGCCCTCGTTGTCGCGGAGCATGGCGGAGAAGTGCTGGAGCCCGTTGCAGGTCCCATCGACGTTGATCGGGAGGCGGGAAAGGAACCCGTAGCCCTGCTCCAGGAAGCCGGTCAGTTCGTCGGCGGCGGCCAGGAACATCCAGGGGTCGTCTGCGTCACGCCACCACTTGGTACTCCGCGGATCGCGGGCGGCCTCGACGATGAGGTCGGCGTGGGTGTCGGCCCACTCGACCCGCTCGTTCATGGGGGTCTTGTCCAGGCCGTAGCAGTTGGCGGCGTGAATCTTGAGCCACCGGGCCTGCTCGGCCGTCTCGATGGGCTTGGCCTCGTGGAAGCGGACCATCGCCCGCATGAAGCCCGGACCCTGGGGTTGTAGGGCGTGAGGGACGGCGTAGATGCGGCCCCGGAAGTCCACCCGGTAGGGGTAGTAGAAGTACCCGTGGCCGATGAAACGGCGGGCACAGTTCAGGGAAGCCATTGCGGAGACACGCTTGGATAGGCGGGCCTCACGCTCGCGGTGAACCTTGTAGGCCGCCGCTTTCCAGTCCAAGAACTCCTGCTTGTTCTCCCTGCCGGGGAACGGGGGCATGGGGATGTTCGGAGTCGGGGGGAGGTCGCCGATGTCGATCTCGTGATCCACGGCCCACTGGATCGTCCGGTAGACCGTCTCGTTGACTTCCCAGGAGGTCTCCTGGAGCCGGTTCACGGCCTCGAACACAGCGGTCATGTCGCCAGACTTGAGGTCATCGAAGTGTCCGGGATGGAGGCGGTTGAGGGTGAACTTGAGGGGCTTCCCCTCCTCGGTGTAGTAACCCCCGCCGGAGAGACGGGACCAAGGGCGGGGCTTAACGATCATCGGCTCGCGGCAGGCGATCAGGTACTCCAGGAAGTCGTCTCGGTCTTCGAGATGCTCGACGACGTGGGCCGAAAGCAGAACCCGCTTCTCGGTCTTCCGGGCGTGCTTCCGGACATCGCGGAGTTCGAGCAAGCCGATGTCGGCCATGCGGTGGAGGACCCAAACCCCGACACGAACTCGGTCATCCAGGGGCCAGGGCGACCACTCAAGGTTGGCCATCCGGAGAAGCTGGGCTCGACGGGCCGGCCGGCCTTGCCCGGTGGTCATGTTTGTCACATGCCGCATGTACTCGTAGAGCTTGGGGCGGTCGGAGGACATCTTGGTGTACTTCATCTCCCGGTCCAGCCGCTTCCCGATTTCCTTGGCGACGTAGACGACGATGTTGTTCGTCTTCGGGCCGCAGATTGCGTCGATGACGGCCTTGCAGGCCACGAGGGAGACCACCTCGGGGTCGAGGCGACCAACCAGAAGGGCGGACGTGGAGAGGTGTCCAGGAACGCCTCGGCGGTCTCGGTCGCCGACCTCCTGGATACGCTCCGACAGGGGGAGAACGACTTGCTTCAAGAACGAGCTATACCGGGGGGCCACGGAGCCGACTCCGGCTGCTTCGAGTTCTCGGGTGCGTTTCCGCAGACGCTGGATGAGTCCGTGTCGCTCTTTCCGCTCCATTTCGACCTGGGCCTTGAAGCGGGTGGCGTTGATTCCGGGAGGCACTTCGAGTTCTGTCATGGGTCTCCAATCAGGCAGAGGTGAGGTGCGACCAGTGTAGGTTCAATGCGTTAACGCATCAATCCATCGACCATGAGAATCGACCGTGTAGTTATCACGGTGGTAGGTACAGGAATAATCCGGGATGAACCCGTGATATTACGTAGTAGGTTTTAGGTTGTTGTTAATAGCTGTAGTGAAGAAGAACTAAACCACGATATCACTTCGATAGAACACAATAGAACAAGATGTTAATGAGTTGTTACTAAGTAACTACAGGGTTATTACAGCCCCTCCTCCCTCCCTTCATCCCCCCTTTCCCCCCTTCTTCCCTCCCTCCTCCCCACCGATCAGCAAAGCCGATGGTCGAGATTCATAGGCGGTCGAGGTGTTGTTGCTTGTGTTCATGGGAGGTCGATCAGGTTCAGGCTTGGGGAGGTCGAACGGCTTGGCCCGGTCAACACGACGGGCACTCCTTCTCCGATACGGTAGGGATCCGTTTTTGGGCCTATCATCCGCATTACACCCGTCCCTGGTCACACCCGTGACCGGTGACTTGGCACAATCTATGCGTTTACGATACGGAGTACCTATAAGAAAAGCCGCAAGCCCTTGATTAACAAGAGCTTACGGCTTACGTAAGTGCATTGAACCGGCCCAAACACGGGATTCTTAATCCGACCGTCCCTGGTTCGAGTCCAGGAGGGGGCATTGAAGAATATGCTTGTTTTACAAGTAGATTCTTACCCGGCCGACGCGGCCCAGGGGACCCCCCAGCCGGTCGGCTTGTGACCAAACGGTTGAATTGGTCACACGGTAATCCGTTTGCACTTGGTCACGTGGACACAGCGTCTTTCGTCTCCGCGGTTTTGGTCACATTTGCGGAGTGAAACGGAGATTAAACCAGACCCGCTAGTTGTTGGTCTTCGCCTTCTCCGCATACTCCTTGCTCATCCACTCGGCGATGTCCGTGAGCATGTGTCCTTTCGGTGGGGTCAGGGGTTGACGGCGACCATCGCCATCGGGAGGGAACAGGGAAGCAGGGACATCGGGAACAGCCGGGAGTCTCCGGCGTTCCGCCACTTGCGGGTCTCGGCGGGGCCGAACGACAGGACCTCGATCAGCCGCTCGTCGCGGGGTTGGCCGGACCCGGCCGGGGCGACCATGTAGCGGCCCGGAAGGGTCCCGTAGAAGGCCTCCTCATGGTGGACCGACTCCTCCGGGTCCTGCGGCTCGGCGTAGTCATGGAGCCCCCTGCGGAGCGTCTGGAGCGTCTCTTTCGGGGCGTGTTGGATGAAGTCAATCAGGTCTTGTTCGATGGCGGTCATGGGGTCTCCTGGGTTGGGGTTTCGTCCTTAATCAACGCGATCAGGGTTTCGACTTGTTGCTTCGACTCCGCCGACAACGCCGAAAACGCCGCCGACCTCGCCGCCGACTCCGCCGCCGACCTCGCCGCCGACCTCGCCGCTGACTCCGCCGACCTCGCCGCTGACTCCGCCGACAACGCCGCCGAAAACGCCGCCGACCTCGCCGCCGTTGCAAGTTCTTCGACACCCGCCCGACCTTCGGCAAACCGCCTCGCTACCTGCACCGCTTTTAACGATGCGGGGTCGGGATTACTCACCCCGGCTATCGCCCTCTCCGCACAGTCGGCGGCGAACAGGCGGAGAATCCGGTCGCTTATCAACCCCCCACGTAAAACAGCCCAAAGACGATCCTCCGCCGGTACGGTTTCCCAAGGGCCTTCCGTGTTTTCTAGAACCTCAAGCACCGAGCGGGGCTCGGGAAACAAAGCGTTGAGACGCTCGTAGCTATAACAGGCGTACTGGTCACGGAGGCCTGCGGCGGTTAGGGTATTTTCGGTCATATCAAGTTCTTCTTTCTTATTTGGCAGTTACGGACTGCAACACGTCGATGCTGTCCCGAAGGCTTTCCTCGTTCAGGTGGGCGTACCGGAGCGTGGTCTTGACGCTGCGGTGCCCGGCCAGTTCCTTGATGCGGTTGAGGTCTACGCCCGCCTGGGAGAGGCGGGAGCAGAAGGTGTGCCGCAGGACGTGAGGCGTGAACGCCTTGTCCTCGTTCATGCCCAGCGTGTCCCTCATCCGGTTCCACTTGCGGTTCACGGCGGTCTCGGCGGCTTCGATGATGAACGGGCCGCCCATGCTTCCGGGTGGTCCGGTCTTCAGCCCGGCCAACGCTCGGGAGGCACGGTCGGTCAGGGGGATGGTCCGGGGGTAGCCCGACTTGGTTTCGTCAAGCCGGATCGACCCCCGTTTCAGGTCGATGTCCGACCACTCCAGGGACCTCGCCTCACCCATCCGCATCCCGGTGTCCACCAGGACGATGATTAGGCTGGCGAACATGGTCTCCTGGTGCTCGACGCACCACTCCAGGGCCGCCCGCTCCTCGTCGAGGTCCAGGTAGCGGACCCGGTTGAGGTCTTCGGGAAGCTGGGGGACCCGGAAGCGGGAAGCGATCCAGCCCAGGTCCACAGCGTGGGTGAGTACCCGCGACATTGCGGCACAGTGGCGATTGATCGTGGCGTGGGTCTTGCCCGCCTTCTTCATCACCTTGTGGAGGTCGAAGAAGTCACGCGGGGCGAGCGTGGCGACGTGTCGATCAGGCCCCAGCATCTCCGCGGCTTGACGCCCCCGTACCAGGGAGCCGTCTCCGTCCTTGTTGTGGGTCCAGACATCGACGTAGGTGCGATTCACCCCGGCCAACAGGGACCGATCCTCCGTCCGGGTTCCGATGGAAGTGCCCCGATCCGGGAGGTCCAGGGGCTTTCCCTGGCGGGTCCGACGCTTGGCGTCGTCTTCCCACTCCAGGGCCTCGGAACGGCTGCGGAAGCTCGGGCGATAGCGGGTGCCGGTTCGGTCCCGCACGTCTGCGACATAGCGTTGGCCCCGTTTGCGGATGGCCATAGTCAGGTCCTTTCGGTTGTGATGAGGCACAGCCGGCCCGCTCAACCCTTGGTCAAGCAGGTGGCAGCCGTGCTGGTGTTGTGGTGTTGTGGTGGGGTGTCTTAGAAGTCGAACGCCTTGACGGCCTCGATGCCCTTGCTGGTCAGGTAGCAGACTTGCTTTCGGTTGTCCCCGCTGGGAGACGGCCGGGTAGATACCAGGCCCCGCTTCCGTAAGCTGCCGATCCTGCGGGCAATAGACGCCTGCGAAAGATTCGGGACGATGTCCGATAGGTGGGTCTGTTCCATCTCCCCGTACCGCGAAGCGGCCAGGGTCAGGAACACACGAAGCTCGGTGATCGGCATTCTGGCCTCCACCTCGTCGCCCCCGCTGAACTTGGCCAGGGCTTCAATCAGTTGTCGGTAGTCGGCGTCCATTTTCCCAAGTATAGCAGGGTGTCTACCCAAAACGCTTAGGTTCGTAGATGATCCCGATTTTGTACGCGGCGATGTAGGTCCCGCTCTTGTGTCTCCTCCAGGCGAAAGTACCGGGAGAAAAGCCGATATTCTCGATAGGTCCAATGTAAATCTCTCCTAAAAACAGCAGACGTAGGTGCATTGTTTTCTCCGTGGGGTCCGTCCCTCCCCCGTATGAACAGGCTTCAGTAGGGTTATGTTATATAAGCGATTTCCTTATGTGGTCAAGTGTCAGAACAAACCCGGCCCCCGCCGGTCAAGGCGGAGACAAGGCAGTTGGAGTTGCTGGTGGTGTCGGCCCGGCCAACCCTCGGCCCGGCCAACCCTCGGAAGCTGAAGGGCCGGGAACCGGTCCAGGATCGCGGCAGTTAAATGTCCGGGAACCGGTCCAGGATCGCAGAACGCTCCGCCCCGCTGATCGGCCGGTCGGCTTCGGGGTCGTCCAGGTCCAGCCCGTGTATCTCGGAGGCGTAGGCCCGGACAATCTCCGCTTGGTGGGCGTGCTGGCGGGACAGATCAATGCAGCTTTGGTAAAGCTCCCGGATAGTTTCCGGCGGGCGGATGATGGTCATGGCTGGGCTCCGTGGTGGTGGTGGTGGTGGCAGGATTCAGGCCCCGCATGGATCGAAAGAATCCGACCCCGCCCCGTCAAGGGCAGGGCCGGCGGCCCCTAACCGAGTGTTACCCGGCGGCCGGGGCAGCGGGTTCGTAGTATTCAAGAACCAGGGGACCCCCGCAGACCGGACAGATAGGGACCCCGGTAGACCGGTCCGTGTCGGTCTCATCCTCATCGAGAGGCAGGGCACAATCGTCGCACCAGTAGTACGCTTCGGGCTCGTCGGGCGGGCTCCAGCCGGTGGCGTCGTCATCATAGGAATCATACCAGTGTCCGGCGTTGCGGCGGGCATCCCGGTAAACGTACCGGATGCCTCCGCGTGTCCGCGTTTCCCGCAACCAGGCGGCCGCGTTGCGGACCGTCATGGCCCAGACAAGCGGGTCTATCGACTCCTGCGGGGTATGTTCCGCGTCGAACCCGATAGACACGTTCACGCCGACGACGCCCAGGGCAGGGGCCAGAACCGAGACATCACTGAACGATCCCACGGCCTCGGCGTAGCCGTTGAACGGCCCCGATGTTAGATCGTGGTCCAGGTCGGCCGGGTTGGCGTCGTAGTAAACCAGATCGTTAACGCCCCGGCGGTCGAATTGCATGAACATCCCGAATACTTGATCCTCTAGGATGTCTCGGTGATATCGGGCGACGTGGCGGCTCCCGACACATCCGTCTTCTTCGGCCGGGACAATCAGCAGGCCGGCCCCGGAGTCCCGCAGCCGCCACAAGGCGGCACAGCCGGCCCGGTCGTCGGCCCCGATCCCCCGATCAGGCACGGCAGACCGGCCCCGGCCGTCGCCGCACCAGGCCAGGCGGCCCGGACCCGGCCACACCGTGTCCGTGTGTGCGACCAGGCAGACCGGATGCTCTACGCCGGGATCGGGCGGGACCAGGACCGCATCGGGCAGCCCAGGGACCGGGAGACGGCGGGCGTGGGGCAGCGACGCGAACGCATCGACGATGGCGTCTTCCCCCGCTTCGATGAATTGCTTCAGTAGGTGCATATCTTGCATTGTTTTCTTTCGTAAGCGTTTAGGTTGGGGTTCAGCCCATGATGAAGTAGGTGCCCTCGGTGCTTTGACAGAGGTCCGGGTGGTCATCCGCAATAAAGGTGTCGGAGTCGTTAACCCACACCGCCTCATCGTGCAGGATGTATTCTTCAGAATGGTTCGACCAGCAGAAGTCGTGTTCAATGCAGCATCGGCAGACCATTCCCGAACCTTCGACGTATTCGTAGTCGTCCCCTTCCTCGATGGTGTCCCCGCAATGGGCACAGGTGCCGATTGATGCATTGCCGGACACGGAATAGTTGCTGGCCACCAAATCAACGGTGTCGTCTCGGCCGTCTCCCGCCACCCGGCAGGAACCGGAGTTGTAATAGATGTAGTCAACCGAATAATCCAGGAAGCGGGGCCGAGTCCGGGGCTCCAATGCAGTCTCAAGCTCCCCCGGATCAATCCCCCGGTCTTTCAGCACAATCCAGGCAGCCGCCGCGAACAGACACGGGGCGGCAAGGCCCAGCCCCGGCGAGTAAGTGTTGCAGATCGTTATTGACCGCTCCCCGGCGACACCCCAGCAGCGGCCGATATATTTCCCGTTCGCGTCTTCAATCAACCCGGCAAAGCTCTGATTTTCATAGACCAGGATCGCCGGGGCCAGGCGATGCTCACCGCCCCGCCGGAAGCATGAGCCGGAGTCGGAGTCGGCGTAGTGCCCCAGACGTTCGACATACTCCGCGTCTCGCGTGAAGGTGATCGTGGCGTCTTCGAGTTTCTTCCGGGCCGACCGAAGATCGTTGAGTTTCAAGGACGCGGCTCGGCTCATGTGTTCCTCGAAAGCGGTTCTCTGTGCGACATAAGGAATACCGGCAATGGTCAATTTATCCAAGGCCCGGATCAACCAGGCTTCAATGGTGGCTTTACCGACCCGCCCGGAACGGGCCCAGGACCCGCTAAGAAACTCATCCGACCGAAGCGTTTTAGCCAGGTGGGCTATGTCCTTCTCGGCTTGTTTCGCGTAAACGCCCTTGTTGTTAATCAGGCACGTATCCAGCAGGCCCGCCAGGTCGGCGGCCGCCTCCCGACTTTCATCGTTCCAGACGTCGCGGGTTTCCTCATCCAGGGTCAGGTCCAGACACTCCGCAGCCGGGACCGTGACAGAATCGTACCCGGCGGCTTGGGCTTGCTCCCCCAGGAGGAAACGTCCGCCCGATGTCTTCCTCGCCTTCAGGGCGTTCGCCCATCCGGCGGGGTCGCTTAAATCGTCCACGTGGAGGCCCCCGCTTGTCCGCTCCGCCAGGTTATCGGCCACGGCCTCCAGCCGCTCCGGCCGATGCATGGTGCTGAATGCCAGCCGGCCCATCGTGCCCTGCGTTGCCGGTTCGCCCAGCCCCGCTTCCAGGGTCTTCACTTCCGCAGTCTCTACGCTCATAACCAAAACTCCAACTAGGGATCAATGAACCCAGCCCCATCGGCCAGGCAATGGCCGGCTCCGGCGTTGACCGGAATCGACCTAAGCGTTTAGGTTGGTTTATCTCCACACCAGGGCAACCCACCGCCCCGGCTTCCGCGACTCCCCGCAGTGGTCCGCCAGCGTCTCGGCGGCGGCCCGGAACCGGTTATTGTCGTCGGCCTCGATGCGGACGGCGGCCCCGCCGTAGGCTTCCGAGACCAGGTGATTGCTCGCGGACCGGATCAGCATCCAGACAGCCTTTTCTACGCTCATGGTCAGACTCCAACCAGGGTCAATGAACCCGGCCCCATCGGCCAGGCAATGGCCAGCTCCGGCGTTGACCGGAACCGACCTAAGCGCTAGGTTGTCTCACCCTTCCCGGACCACCAGGCAGACCCCGATGACTTCCCCGTCCGCGTGAAGCTCCAGGGCGTTTCTGATCTCATCCCAGACGGACTCGGCCTTGGCTACGTCGTCGTCGAACTCATCGACCAGGGTATCGTCATCGATGTACTCATCGACGTACCATCGCCGGCCTCCCAATTCATGGCCGACCTTGGAGGGCTCCACGTAAACCAGGTCGCCATCGGCCATCTCCGCTTGGTAGACTACATCAGCATCAATCATCATCGTCAAGCTCCAACTAAGGATCAGTGAACCCGGCCCCATCGGCCAGGCAATCCGCCGGGCATCGGTTAAGACACCCGGCGGGTCGTGTTTGCTCGGTGGTCTTCACTTGTCAAAGAGCGGGCCGGCGGTGCTGCCGATGTCCATACGTTAACGCTTAGACATCGGATTGTCAACCGGGTGCCTCGGGATTCTGAAAAAAAAAAAAAAAAAAAAAAA